AGTTGCCTGTCTCTAAAACAACACCAGCATCACTAATCAACGCGTAGTCGTTATCACCCATCTTGTGGTATGCGTTTCCTCCATTGTAAAGAACTACTCCAGCAGAATCATTGTAAACTTTATTTCCAGCAACCGGGAATGCGGAAGATCCGTTATGATACTTACCAATCCAAGACGTCTGATCGCAAACATTTCCAAGGGTTCCATTTGCACTGTCAATCAAAAACACCCGAAGACCAGGACACTCTGTTTGAATTGTCCAAGTTGTAGCATCAATAGGAGCGTAAACAGTCACAACAGCCTCCTCAATAGTTGCTGATGACTTAAAGAATGTTAGAGCCTGATTTCCATTATTTACCGTACCATCGTATGGATAAGATAAATTTATTTCACTTTCAGGTACCCCAGCAGCAATTAACGCATTGTAATTGGCTAACGAGTTTAATCCAACATACTTAGTATCTGCCGCTATATTTCCAGCATATGAAACTGTCACTCTTACTGGTTTGGCTATTCCAGAACTATTAACAGACGCAATGCCTATAGACGATCCGAAATCAACAACTGTCTGTATATCAGTCTTTTGTCCAGAGTATGAAAAACCGCTGCCACACGAAACCAAGTTACGGTAGTCGTATATTAAATATAAGTAGTTTTCATCTGGTGCAGGATTATATACAAAACTACCTGTGTATTCTCCTGTTGAAAGAGAAACTGGCACTGGAGTAGCCAATCCGATAAGTGTTGCAATTTGTTCATTTGTATATTGTGTATCTGATGATAAATAGTATAACTTGTTTCCTGTGCCTGGGACAAATGGAGTCACTCTGTCTCCGTTGGGAGTTAGTGTTAATGTTGAAGCTGCAATAGTAACAGTGTCTCCAGGAGCTGGTATTCCAGGAGTCCCGGCAACACCCTCGTTGAATGAGAACAAAGGAACTACACTTCCATCAAGGACAACATTTGAAATCTTTTGCTCTGTAGATGGAGATGAAGATGCCACATACTTCTGCTGTGTAAAGCTTCCAGAACCTGCTGATCCACTTACAACTACAGTACCGACAGTCTTTACACTTGTCATCTTTTGAGTTAAAGTGTATGTTTTTGTCAATCCGCAGCTGTTGGTTATAATCAAATTGGCAGTTCTATCTGAAAGGCCTGTGTTTTTAGTAGCTGTCAATGTAACAGTTTGATTACCAGTACCACTTCCAGGAGACACAGTTAACCAAGACGGTGCTCCAGTTATAGTCCATCCAACTGATGAGAATATGCTTATTGTTGTACTCTGTGCGTCTAAGCTTATTGTCTTTATACTTGGGCTTATAGACAGTTGACAAGGAACTGCCGTAAAGTCATTGCTAGCAATAACATATTGCTGGTCATATGGATCAAAGGCACCAATTCTTTGCTTTGTTACGCTATCTCTGAATAGGTCTTTAAACCAGTCCCTCATCCCATATGCAGATATCTCTTCTAAGTTGTCACCCAAAAGCCTAATAACAACACCCCTTCTTGCGTCAGTAAAGAATATCTGATCACCCCAAACGCTAAAACTTTCAGGGTTATTACTTATTCCGTATTCTCCAATAAAAGCAATGTGAGATCCTAAAACCTCCGGGACGGTAACAATAGATCCACCACCAACGCTATCGCTTATTAAGTTTTTACCATAAAGTATTTTAGATATCTTGTTTTCTTGAAACACCAACAAATCGGTATCCCTAGCGTAAAGCTTTTCAATGTTTCCAAAGAATAAATCTATATACCTAAAATTAGATTGAGACAGGTTAAATTCATTAAGTCTGTTTATGTTTGAATTTTCACGATAAACACCACTATATGTAAGTCCGTTTATTGCCTGATCCTGTTCATAGTTTATTACAGGTGCCAAAGCCCTTGGACTATACTGTAGCGTAGTTTCGTTAAAATCGTCTTTAATTCTGTCAGACTCAACACCATTTCTAAACTGAAAACAGTTAAACGTGTCAAGCTGAATTGTAAGAGGAGTCGATGCATTCTGTATGGTTCCAGCAGAGTTTACGTGCCAGTTATTACCATTTACGTCTTTACTTGTAGGAAGCGTCAAAGCCTCGTGAAATATGTCGCTGTCATTACTGTCTGGAACACTCTCAAGTATTGTAGGGTAATCAGATTGTGTAATTGAAAACTCTACAGTTAAGAAAGATCGAGTACAATCTAAAGCTGAATCGTTAAACTGATTTGAATGCCCAGTAACAAACATTCTAACCTGACCATTATATTCGTCATTGTTTTGAACAAAAGTCAAGTCTCTTCCATCTATATTGCCGGATCTCCAGTTGCTACATCTTCTAAACCCAACAGTTAACGGACCTTTGTTATCCCCGTCAGCAAACATCTTAAATTTAGAATAGGCCCCATCCTCAACAAACCACTCTTCTATATTTTCATAGTTTCTTGAAGATATAAATATCTGTTCATCTTGACTTGAGGCTCCAGGGGTTTTGGTCTCATCAATTTTAATCTTAATGATGGCACCTTGTTTTATAGCTAAATCAGACGTTAATACACCAGGGAATACAGCAGTACCACCAAACGGATTTGCAATTGCGGGATAAGCCGCATGAGATATTTGACCGTTAAAATAACCAAAGGCATCTCTAGATATTAAAGAATCAGAAACTCTAGCTCTTACGTTCAACCTCCAGCTATCCCCGACAGTATGACCAGATACAGATCCAAACTTAATTGTTATAAAGTCATTTCCGTTTTTATCCTTTAAGTTTTGGTTTCCACCTGTTATTGCGACACCAGATTGAATAATACCTTGATTAAATATAGAGTACTTAAATGTATTGACTCCATCTATCTGTATAATATATCTAACGTCCTGAACAACTGTAGATGCAACAAACCCTACTTGAGCCAAGTCGTTTAACCCGGTTCCATAAAATATAGGCCTTTCTATAGTTTGTCTTGGAGAAGATATAGGTACGTTAGCTTTAGCCCCATTAGAACAAATAGCTATACCAGTTGGAGACTTCTTGGCACGGGCAGAGTTAGCTCCAATGGCAGTAGTTTTTATAGTTGTAAGAGAAGATGGTTCAAATGCAAAATTGTCATCAATTTTCATCTTGATGTACACACCAGCCAACTGAGATTGTCCATTATTTAAAAAATCCTTTTCTTTTACTTCTACATCAAGGATCTTATACTGCTGGTTGCTATGTGTAATACCAAGAGGGCTTGACTTTATGACTACATAATCATTCTCTTTAACTTTGTCTATGTCAGACTTGTTAACTAAGAAGTACTTATAAACTCCGTCAGAATAAAATATTGTAGGATAAATAGTATAGTAGTCTTTAGATCCCTGCTTAATCATTATACGATAAGCTTTGGCAAAGCTAGGAGCCTGGCTATTTATCGTAACTACCAACTTGTTCTCATAGTCAGATTTTGAAGCAGGAATATATATTGTATTCTTAAGAGACGTTAGAACAGTTGACATTCTACCATACTCATCAAGATAACAAATACCAACTTCATAATCACGATCACTTTTCATGCTCCTCGTTGGAACCCCTATTTGAGCCGGAGTAGGCCCCGCAACAGGCTTAAGTGAAACTGTGTATGACGGGTTTATACTCTCTCCGTTTGCATTAGTTATGTTAAAGAACTGAGTGTAGTTTCCGTACACAAGTCTTGTACCAATAAACTCTTGAGCTTTTGCCTTTAAAGGCACGTTATCAAACAATCTAGTAACTTGACTTGCAGGTAATACCGAGTATATCTTGTTGTTGTTAAACCCAGCAAATGTAGCTACGTTTGTGAACGAATTGTACGACACAGAAGGAGAAAGTTTGTTAGATATTATATCGCTAACTCTTAGCGTGTCTATAATGCTAACATTGCCACTTCTAGTGTCTCTAAATACCAACTGAACCTCGACAACATTCCTTGGAAGGTATGGGCTTTTTGATGGATTTACACTTGGAACAGGGAAAGATATGTCTATTGTATTGTATTTGTTTTGCATCGCATCGTTTTCACCCGATGTGTAATCGTAAGAAAAATCAGATGGATCAAATGCAACATCGGTAAACGGGGACAACGAACTGTACTCATTGTTTATGTATTTATATCTGTACGCAAAGTACAAGAATTTAGTAGATAAATTATCACCTATTTCAATACTTGGATTAACCTTCGGCGTAATAGTCAATGGATACAAAGGTGGCTTTACAATAACCGTAATCTCCTCCTCTAAGAATGTATTGGCCGCATACTTCTTTCCAGTATCCAAACATCTGGGCTGGTTCAAGTTGTCAGTCCAATATAACAATCCATCAACATAGTTAATGCCAGTTATCAAGTACTCTTTATTGAAGTTCAAAACATTTGGTGTTCTGCTATCAAACAAATGTATTGTAGTTAATCCCGTTTGCTCATTATAAGAAGCAACGACATTGGCATTGTCAGCAGCAATCATCCAGTATATCATAAACATATCTGGAACTGGACACGCACCTATTGCCCTTGGATTAGTTAAGTTAAACGATGGGTTTGATATCAATGTGCGTATAGCCGCAATTACGTTTCCTCTTTGAGAGTTACCCAAAACGTTCTCAATAGCCCCAACGTCAGAAGCCTCAGAGAAGCCTATATTGATGTTTTCTGCATGACGGTATTGTCCGTCAGGAATAAGTCTCTCGTCAAGGTCTTTGTTCATTACGCCCGACGTAAAGGTTCTAGTAAGTTTCATTATTTAATCCAGTTATCTTTACCTCTTAATGCCATTAATAATCTTCCAGAATGTAAATTAGACATTCTTATTTTTGCGTTTCTTAATAAAGCAGACTTTTCTTCTCTGTATCTACGCACAATATACTCTTGAACTCCAAGTCTGTTTTTAATAAGACACCACATTATGTAAGCATACAAATAATCTTCTGCTAGCTTATTGATCATAACCTTGGTGTCGTCACCATTCTCAAGGCCATCGGAGATATACTCAAGAACTACTTTCCTACCACTCATGTCAGAGCTAAAATGGATCATCCCCATTTCTTTATCTACTCTGAATGTAGGATTTATATTGGCGTTCTCTGTGTTCATTCCATAGTATCCACCCATGTTATGAGTAAAATACCAGAAACCATCTACGTAGTATCCCCATCTTCCGGCAGCCCATCCATTACCGTTAAACACAGTTCTTGGATGTCCTAATATTCTTTTCTTGTCAAGCTCAGAAGATCCTAACAATGCATTTCCATCGCTATCGTAAAGTATTTCGTTGTTAGCGTCTTTTAAATATGCACGAGCAAAGTTTGTTGCACGGTCTTCAGTTAGTGTATACAAAACGCCATTAACCTCCATAGAGATGCGTGCGTAGTTAACATAGTCTGGAGGCAATACGAAGCTTATAGAATCATCCACATCAAGTTCTAATACCTTGATATTTTTTCCCGCATCATAGTTCAATTCTTGAATACCACGCTTTGCATGAAACAAAACATTGTACCGATCCACATTGGCGATTAATTTGTCATCTCCAATATACATTAACATAAAATTGTTAACCACGTCAGCAAGACTAACGTATTGATAACCACCGTATTCAGATGGTGTTGAGAAGTATTCTTCGTCTGAAATGTATGGCATTAGCTTTGTTTATTTTGTTCTAAAGTGTCGGAATTAATGGCATAATTTGCGACATCCATCTCTCTTATGTTCACACCACAATAAGTAATTATCTTGTATACCAAGTCATTAAAATTACTTAATGGCAATTCAAAATCATTATAGTCAACAGCCGAAGGATTAAATACTGGAGACCCAGACACGGTAACATAAGTCCAGTTAGGATCACTTGGGTATTTAATATATCTTGCAGACACTCCAGACGTTATAGTGGAAGGAAATACTTTCAACTTATCATCCAACTGATAGTATGCTGGGTATGTCAAGCTTGGAGCAGTCAGCTTAGAAGAGTTTAGCATATCTATCTTATGTGGTTGTACAAACTCAATTTCCTTTGAATTGTAGTAAACATAATTCATGTAGTATGCATTTGTCGGAACGTTAAAAGCTAAGTTGACGTTGTCGTATGTCAATGAGGCCTGAACGTTAAAAATATCAATAGTCTCTCTAATTTGTTTCTGAATGTTAGAATATCCATCCCTGGCTAAATTTGCGTTCTTTTTAGCAATCCAATTTGTGTAGTCGTAAAACAACTGCTCAAATATTTCTAACTGGGCCTGCTTAGCAAACAAGTTGAATTCGGCGGGCGTTATATACCCATTATTATCCTTGTTTAGGATAAACATAACCGTATTCCTAACGTCGTTTATCATATACGTACAAAGATAACAAAAAAAGCCCACCTCGACCGAGATGGGCTCTTTTAAAAATGTTAAGCTCTACTATTAAGCAGCCGCAACAGTACTAATGCTAATACCATTGGTTTGTTTTCGTGCAAAGATAAGTTATTTACGACAATTTTAATTTAACTAACTCAAGAACTTCTTTTCCTTCTTCAATGTCCATAAAGTAAGCCAAGTAACTTTCAGCAGTCTCATTTACAGGGACAGAAGCAATCTTTTTCTTGTTGTTTGGCAAGTTGTAATAAAGGTCTCTTCCATTGTTCTTGGTAGTGATAATTCCCTCGCTTAAAGCTTTAGAAGCCAAAGACATTACAGCTAATGCCGGATCATTTACCAACGACAAGAATTCTTTTGGGTTGTTTCTTGCATAGATCAACACATCACGCTTCAATTCTGGGGTAGTCATCTTGTCTACAGCGTGGCCCATAATAACGCGGCATACATGCTCTAACTGCTCAATACTAAGATTTCTAGCAGCCAACTGAGCGTCCAACTCAATGTCCAACTCCTCAATCTCATCGGCAGCTTCTTTTTCTGGATTAAACTCCTCAAATGTAACGCCATTTAATGGGTGCAGCTCTAAAAACTTAACCAATACAGGGTTGGTCTTTGGTACATTTAAAACACCATCAGTGAACATAATTGGCTCAAGAATGGGATTCTGATCCTGCTCATCTTCAAATACAGACTTCTGGTTTGATGCATAACGCAACGCACGATTAGACGTTCCGTCAAAATGCAATAATGGAAATCTGCGTGTGTGTCTGGATGGTAAAACGTAAGTCAATGGAGACGAACTGCCCTTAAGGATGTAAACACGATCCTTAAGCTCTGTGCTTGAATTTTTTCTCATATTAAATTAGATTAACGCTACAAATATAAACAAAAAAAATGGGGCCATAAGACCCCATCTTTTTATCCTAACTTATTGATTGATTAGGCTTTGAATAAGAAGAAGTTGTTAGCTCCCATTACACACAAAGCACGCTCAGACAAGAAGTTAACCTGCATTGCGTCAAGATCGCTAGTTGCAGCACCACCAGCAGAACCAGTGATCCAAGTCTTGTAGCGACGATCTTCAGTCTCAGACGCTCTGTAACGAACGTGCAAGAAAGGACGTTTTGCATTCTTACCTAACACCTGATCGTAAACAGTAGTAGAACCAGCAGGTACTAACACACCGTTAACAGCTTGAGCAGTAACACCACCACGAGTGGTAACGTCGTTCAAGTATTTCCAATCAGTCTTATAGAAGTCGTAACCACGACGGAATCCGGTGAAACCTAAGTTCAAAGCCATCTTCTCGTCGTTGTCGAACAAACCGTAGCTGCTTCCACCAGAACCGTAGCTGTTTTGGCTAGCTAACATGTCATCGATGTCGAAGCTGAACTGACGGTTCAAGAAGATAACGTTCTCTTGAATTGCACCTTGCTTGTCCAAACGCTGAATAACAGCATCGAAGTCAGCTAAAGTAGTTGGGTTTCCACCAGCCCATACGTTACCTCTATTTTCGATAGCGTAGAACAAACCTTCAGAACCTTTGTTACCTAAGTCACCAGAAGTCAAAGCAGCAACACCAGAACCAGCGTCAGCAGGAACTGCTTCGATCATAGCCATTTCTAAGTAGTCTTCGAAACGCAAACGAGTCTCGTGCTCAGACTTAATGTACCACAAATATCCAGTAGCACCATTCTCAGAAGTAACTTCAACCCATCCGATCTGAGCCATGTCAGAACCAGATACTTCGTACTTGTCTTTGATGATGATAGGAC